ATTGGATTAAATTTTAAATTTTAGGAAAGGATAGATCATGGCTATAAAAGAAGTTAAGTCGCATCCAGTAAACGGTCCTTACAATAGTACTAGGTATACATCTAGCGCTAAAGCAAGTAAGAATGGCACGTATACTTGGACGACTCAAGCAGAAGAGTATGACTACAATAATGGAGTGCACACCTGGGATATTTATAATCTTCCAGAAGGTAAACCTACTATTGGTGAGACAGTCAGAATTGCTCGAAATAAAAAAGTATAAAACCAACTAACACAGGAGATAGTATGGGGACTCGCGTATTAACGCCAGCACTAGAGGAATATAACGCATCCAATCCTCCGACAAACCTATATATGCAACTTGCATTATGGGGCGGAATTGCGTATGTCGTTAACATCGGAAGATAGGGATGCAGCCACTAGGCTAGCAATCCATCAAGCAAGAGACGATCTCTTAGCGTTTGTAATGCTAATGAATCCTTCTTTCAGTATTGGTCCACACCACAGAGTGTTGTGTGATCAACTAATGAGATTAGAGAAGGGTGAGACGGATCGTCTCATGATTTTTATATCACCGCGTTCTAGTAAATCATTAATCACATCTACTTACTTTCCAGCATGGGCGCTAGGGCGTAATCCATATTGGCAAGAGATTGCAGTATCGCATAGTGATGACTTAGCTACAAGGTTTGGTCGTGCTATTCGTGACATCATAAATACAGATGCATATCAATCTATATTCCCTAACATAAATATTCGTAAAGATAACAGAGCGGCAAACTCATGGGCGCTTGAACATAAGAAGAAACAAGCAGGTTCATTCCTAGCAGCTGGTTCTGGTTCAGGTATCGCAGGATTTGGTGCGCACTTAGCAATCATTGATGATCCTATATCAGAGCAAGATGCTTACTCAAAGACAAGACGAGATAGTTTAAACGCATGGTACTCATCAGGTTTACGTACGAGATTAATGCCTGGTGGTAAAGTTGTATTAGTTATGACTAGATGGCATGAGACAGACTTAGCAGGATTCTTATTAGATCAACAAGAGACTGCCCCCATGGCGGACAAGTGGGAAGTAGTTCGTATACCTGCCCTAAATACTACAGAATCTTTACAAACTTTAAAACCAGCACGTCAAAAGTTAATAGATCAAGGATATTTGTCCCAAGATTTTACTAAATTAAAACTAGGTGAGTCCTTTTGGCCTGCACCTGATAAAGAAAATGGCTTCTGTTGGACAACAGATGACATCATTCGTACTAAAAACAATACACCAGGTTTTAAATTTGATGCATTGTACGGGCAAGCACCTTCATCTGAGCAAGGAAACATAATTAAGTCTGAGTGGTGGCAAGATTGGACTAAAGAAGAAGCACCTGAGTGTGATTATATTATACAATCATGGGATACTGCGTTCTCAACTAGGACAACAGCCGACTATTCTGCTATAACTACGTGGGGTGTGTTCGGTGGTGAGCTAGGTCCTGCTAATTTATGCCTGTTAGGAGCTGAAAGGGGCAGATGGGACTACCCAACACTGCGCCAAAAGGTAATTGACAAGTATGATGAGCATCAACCTGACTCCATACTCATAGAGAAGAAGGCATCAGGGCAGTCTTTGATACAAGATCTACGAAGTACAGGTCTTCCTATCTTTGAATTTAACCCAGATCGTGATAAAGTTGCAAGAGTGTACGCAATTACTGCACTATTCCACAATAGTAGAATATTTGCACCCCATGATAGGCAATGGGCCTTCGATGTTATGGAAGAGACTAGAGTTTTTCCTACAGGTAACCATGATGACTACGTAGATACAGTATCACAAGCTTTATTGTGGATGCGTAACGGTGGGTACATAGAGCATAGTGGTAATACATGGGTTGACAAGGCTGAGCAAAGAGTATATAATAGAAAAGAAGCAGCATACGGTAAGAAAAAAGGATTATACTATTAATAAGGGTACGATATGGCAATTGAAAAGCAAATAGATTTAGAAGAAGTGTTAACAGGTGTACCAATGCCTGACGGCGAAGATGTTACACAAATTAGTGACGACGAAATAGAAGTTGAAATTACAGATACTGCAGAAATGGAAGCAGCTGAAGCAATGGGTTTACTCGAAGACGAGGAAATGCTTGGCGAAGAGTTCAATGCTAACTTAGCAGAGATATTATCAGAAGAAGACTTACAATTAGTTTCTGGTGAACTACTAGAAGGTTACACAAGGGACAAAGACTCACGTGGTGAGTACGATAACATTGCAGAAGAAGGTGTAACTCTATTAGGGTTTACAGAAAATGCAGCAGGCGAACCTTTCCCGGGCGCATGTAGTGCGACCCACCCTGTATTAGCACAGGCAGTTGTAAAATTTCAAGCAAAAACATATAAAGAATTATTTCCTACGGAAGGCCCAGTACGTACGCGTATTATTGGAGCAGACAATATAGAAAAACAAGAACAAGCAAACCGTGTTCGTCATTTTATGAATTGGCAAACACAAATACAAATGCCAGAGTACGGTCCAGAGTTAGATCGCCTATTATTTTATGTATCATTGTATGGTACGGCATTTAAAAAAACGTGGTGGGACCCCTCATTACAAAGAGCACGTACAGAATATATTAAAGCTAGTGATTTCTATGTAGATTACTTTGCATCTGATTTAGAAACAGCAGAACGATTTACACATAAGTATGTGTTATCAAAAAACCAAATAAGAAAATTACAAATAGCAGGAATGTTTCGTGACGTAGAAGTTATGGAAACTAACATTGATGAAGATGCCGCTACGGAAACAGCAAATGAAATTGTTGGTAGAAGTAGACCAGGACAATTTGAAGATGAAGTAGAAATTTTAGAAATCCATGCTAATATAGATATGCCAGGTTTTGAGAATGAAGATGGGCTACAACTTCCATACATTATTCACATGACAACAGACGAACAAGTTTTATGTATAACTAGAAACTGGGATGAAGGTGATGTGTTGTTCAAAAAGAAAATGTACTTCACACAATACACAATGATTCCAGGTTTAGGATTTTATGGTTACGGATATTTACATTTGATAGGTGGTCTTACTAAGACTGCTACTTCTTCCATGCGTCAACTTATTGATGCAGGAACCTTTGCAAACTTACCAGGGGGTTTCAAGGCACACGGTCTTCGTGTACTTGCCCCTGATGAGCCTATTGCTCCAGGTGAGTGGAGAGAAGTAAATAGTCCAGCAGGAGATTTACAGAAGTCATTACAACCATTACCATTTAAAGAACCTTCAGGAACTTTATTTAATTTAATGCAATATGTTACTAATCTTGCAAAAGAGTTTGCCGATGCAACAGATACTGTAGTAGAAAATAGTTCTAACTATGGTCCCGTCGGCACTACAATGGCTTTGCTAGAGCAATCTTCAAAGCTATTCAATGCTGTGCACAAACGCTTACATGCTGCGCAATCCAAAGACCTGCGGATTCTCGCTAGAATAGATAGCGAATATCTTCCAGATATGTATCCTTATGAAGTCGCGGGCGGTGCACAGCAAGTTTTCAAGGAAGACTTTAATTTAAAATCAATTGATGTTATTCCTGTATCAGATCCTAATATGCCTACTGAAGCACATAGGATTGCTAAGATAAATGCTATTATGTCTATAGCTCAACAGAATCCAGCTGCATATAACATGCAACAAATTAGTATGGAATTGTTTGCGGCTATGGGTGTAGAAGAACCACAAAGATATCTAGCACAAACACAAGAACCTATGTCAGCTAATCCTATTACAGAGAATATGGCTGCTATGAAAGGCATGCCTTTACAAGCACAGATGGAACAGAACCACGATGCCCATATTGTAACTCATGGAACTATATTACGTAATCCTTCTTACAAAGAAAATCCACAACTGCAACAAATATTAATGGGGCACATAACTGAACATTTGGCTATGAAATACCAACAAGAAATGATGCAGATGATACAAGATCCTCAAGCTCAACAAGCATTGATGATGGCTCAGCAACAAGGGCAACCACTACCAATGGAAATGCAAAATCAAATTGCAATGATGGCAGCTAATGCTTCAGACAAAGTATTACAGTTTGATGAAGAGAAAGCTAAGATCATGGCTGGTGACAATCCTAGTACTGAAGAAGAAAGAATGGAACTACAAAGAAAAGATCTTGCATTGCGTGCGCAGGGTGAGATGAACAGACTTAAGATACATCAAGATAAGATGGATCTTGAAGAAGCGAAACTTATGACAACGGATGAAAACGAGGATGAGGATCGTGCGCTTCGATTAAAAGAAGCTGAGATGAAATTTGCCAGTAACATGGCAAAGGATGCTGCTAAGACAATGGACGCGGCGGTTAAAATAACTAGAATATAAGGAATATATTATGCCATATACAGGTAAAAAAAGACCTGCGTTACAAAGGAATAAACCAATGGATGCAGCACCAAGAAAGAAAACAGTAACAGCTAAAAGAAAAAAGATTGCTGGCCCTGCTGCCTCACAAGGACGCAATGCTAGCCCTGGTAAAAAACAAGGCTACAACTCTAAACTTAATGAATCATTAGGTGGCAGACGTGGAGCAGAATCTACTAAATCACAATCAATGTCTTCAAGAAGAAATGAATCTAAAGGCATGTCTAAAAGTGCTGGCAGAGGAGCTTACTCAGCTGTAACTACTATGGACAAAATGAAAAGAAAAAAAGCTAAAGGCGCATACTAAGTTAATGCCCTTTAAAACGGAAAAACAAAGACGCTATCTTCATGCTAACCATCCTAAAATTGCTAAGCGGTGGGAAGCAGAAGGTGGTGTTAAACCAAAGAAAAAAACAATAAAGAAGAAAAAGAAATGAACAGACCTGGACTCTACGCTAATATAAATAAAAGAAAAGCTAAAGGTATATCTAGACCAAAATCTAAATCTACTATTACACCTAAGTCTTACTCTAATATGAAAAAAGGTTTTCCTAAAAAGAAATGAAGAAAGATTCTAGACTAGCAAGAGCTGGTGTATCAGGATTTAATAAACCTAAAGGCACACCTTCTCATGCAAAGAAGTCACACATAGTTGTAGCCAAACAAGGTGATCAGATTAAAACAATTCGCTTCGGCGAAAAGGGGGCAAGTACAGCAGGCAAACCTAAAGCAGGTGAGTCAGCTCGTATGAAGGCTAAGCGTAAATCGTTTAAAGCTAGGCATGGTAGTAACATCGCCAAAGGAAAAATGTCTGCGGCTTATTGGGCGGACAAAGTAAAGTGGTGATATGCAAGTTGATCTCTCGGTTAAGAATGTACTCATTGCAGTTGGGTTAATATCAGCTGCGTGCGGTAACGTATTTTATATAGGTAAACTATATAGTGACTTTGAATTATTTAAAACAGAATTAGCTGAAGTTCAAGCTAACCAAAATGTGCTTACTATAAAGCAAGAATTGCTTGAGCTAAATTATAAGATCAAATCTTTACGGTTTGAAATGGACGGCACACATGCAGATAACTAAATAAACCTGGAGGGGAAATGTTAAAATATATAGCTTCGATTCCTGTAGTCTTATCCTTATTAGCGGCAACTTATGGAGCCATTAATTATACAAGTAAGCTTACAAATCAAATTGATAAAAGCACGTCAACTATTGCTTTATTAAAATTAGAAGTAGAGAACTTAGAAGAACGTGTCTACGGCGACATAGATAATATACATAGAACTTACACAGACAAGACAGGAAGAAACACTAAGAACTATGCAGACGCTAGGGAAGAGCTCGTAAAAGAAATGGCCGAAATGGCAACATGGGTCGGGAGGCTCGAGGGAATATTGTATGCACTGCGTGATGGTTCATATAAACTAGCATCACAAGCAGAGTACCAGGCATTAGAAGGACTCGTAAGAGGTAACATAGAATCTATTAGAGAAATAGGTTACGATATTAAAGATATAGAAAAAGAAGCATCAGGTGGTTATTAATGAATTGGGAAAGAAAACTAATGGCATTCTTAATAATTCTTTTAATTGCATGCGTTTTATTAAGTAGTAAAAAAACAGAAGCTCGTAATGATTACTTAGGTAGTAGCAACAGCAGCTGTGAGCGTGGTAGAGTAGAATTGTACACAGAACTTAGAGGAACTGATGGTAAAAATACATACCTAGATGGCGATGGTAATATCGATAACAATTATAATAGTTATAGTGATACTGTTAACGGCACCGTTGGAGTGCGTTTTAGTTGGCCATTACAATCAACATGTAATGATGACACCATAGAGTTACTTCGGCAGAATGATAGACTAAGACAAGAAATAGAACTAATTGCTAACTGTGCAAAATATAAAGATTTAGACCTAGGTGATGAATTTTCTACTGTGCGAGAAATGTGTAAAGGTGTAAATAAAAAAGAACCTATTATAAAAATAACAGTAGAAGAAAAAATCCCTAAAGTAACCTTGACAGTTCCCCTCAGATAGTGTATTATTAATTATTCCATAAGAGTAGAGGCTTAGGAATAAAACGATAATAACAGGAGGTTATATGGCAACAGCCAACGACTATAAAGACAGATTAGAAAAAATCATTGTCGAATCTATATCAGCTAACACTTCACAGATTATGCAAGGTACTTCCAACATGGAAGATTATAAGTACATGTTAGGTATTCAGCATACATTAGTAGATCTTAAGGATAGACTAGGTACAGAACTTATTAAATTGATAAAGGATTCACATGAGTAAAAAAGAATTACCACAACCAGCAGGCTATAGGTTGTTATTAAAGCCAAGAGATGTTTCCAATACAACTAGAGGGGGCATTATATTAACGGATGAACTAGTAGAACATGCTAAGTTTTCATGCGTCGTATCACAAATTGTCAGCATGGGACCTGACTGTTACAAAGACCATACCAAAGCACAGACTGAATGGGCTAAAGTTGGAGACTGGGTATTGACAGGGAAATATGTAGGACTTAAATTTGTATACGAAAAAGAGACATACTCAGTCATAAATGATGATGAAGTAATAGCTATAGTACCTGATCCTTCAAAGATTAGTGCGAAATAGACTTGCATTATCATACAAATTAGTATACAATATACACTGATAGTGATAAACGCGGTTCACAACCGAGGAGATCTAAATGATAGACGAAGAAAATACAAGTAATGTAGACGAATCTCAAATTGAACAAGATGAGATTGTTGTCGAGTTACCCGACGAAGATTCTACGGAAGCTCAAGGAATTGAGACTGTAGAAAAAACCGAAGAACCTAGTGATACTGAGGTTCCTGAGGAAGAAGCAGAAGACGATACAGAAGAAGAGGAATCTGAACCTGTAGAAGAAGAAGCTGAAGCTCCAAAGGATAATAAAGTACTGGGCAAGCGCGCTGAAAAACGTATTAAGCGACTTGTGGCACAGAAAAAGGAACTTGAAGAAAAACTCAGGGGCTATGAATCTGAAAAGGATCAATGGCTAGATGAGAAAAGCGAGCTTAAAAGTAAGCAAGCGGATTCAGAGTTGGATGCAATCAACCAATATATGGAAAGATTGGAATCCCAAGAGTCTCAAGCTTTAAGTGTACTTAGAACTGCAAAAGAAGCCAGTGACGTAGACGCTGAGATCAAGGCAACTGATGTCTTAGCATCTGTGAAAGCAGAGAAACTGGTGGCCAAACAATATAGGGCTAGAGCAGAAAAAGGTTTAGGAACAAATAAACCAAACAGTACTGCAAAGACGGAAACTAAAGCGGCAGCACAACCAGCCCAACTTCCTGATCGCAAAGCATTAGCTTGGCAGAAACGGAATAAGTGGTTTGGGGGCAATGATACTGGAGACAGAATCAAAACTCAAGCAGCATTAGTTATTCATAAAGAACTACTTGATGAAGGCATTAGCCCTCAAGAAGTAGCGGATGAATACTATAGTGAGCTAGACGCTAGGTTAACTACCGAGTTTCCAACTCTTAGAAAACAGACTGTTAGGCGAGTTCCAACAGTTGTAGGCGGAACGCGCTCCGCGACAGGGAAACGAAAAGTAAGTTTGACAGGTCAAGAAGTTGAAATGGCAAATAGACTAGGTGTTTCTTATCAAGATTATGCGCGAGAAAAATTGCGCCACAGTAAGGCGGGGAGCTAATATGACACAAGCAACTAAAACTAGTCGAACTACTCGGGACTCGGCAACTCGAACAAAAAGATCATTCGAGGCACCATCTAAATTAGATGCACCTCAAGCACCAGACGGTATTGTATATACATGGGTTCGTCACGAACTTTTAAACAATCCAGATGATGCGAATGTTCATGAAAGTCTACGCGAAGGATACGAAATTGTTAAACCTGAGGAATTAGGAGACAGTTATATATCTGACGTAATGACAACTGGCAAACACGCAGGTGCTGTTCGTTCAGGGGATCTAGTCTTGATGAAACATGACAAAGATTACGTTGAAGAAAAGCAACAGTACTACGAAGGTTTATCAGCGAAAGCGGCTCAAGCTTATGGGCACGATTTAAAGAACGCTTCGCACTCAAGCATGCCAGTAGAGGATACATCCTCAACCTCCGTTTCAGGAGGAGCGGCAAACAAAGCTAAGTTTGAAGATTAACACCGCGTTAATCACATATTCGAATTTAGTGTATATGCATAAGGAGAAATTATGGCATATGGTTTAGAACCTGTAAGACAAGCTAATGGTGGGACGATTCGTCTTAACAATTGGGTTGACGGTAACGGGTATCAAGTTGCTGCAACAGCCCCTTCGGCTTTTTTCGAAGGAGACACGTGTTCATTGAGCTCAGGCTTACTCGTAACTGACATTGGTACAGGAGACTTAGGTGCTCTTGTTGGTGTTTTTTGGGGTGCTGAATATCAGGATAACAATAGTGGAGATGTACGATTCGTTCGTTCAATCGCCGCTAACACAGTTGCAAGAACTAACTTTAAAGCTTACGTTTATGACGATAGTAAAACTATCTTCAAAATGGCGGCGGATCAAGCGGGAGCTGCATTGACATTAGCAGATGTCGGAGCTAACGCACAAAACTTAACAGGGGCTGGTTCTACAGTTACTTTCAAAGGCGGATCTTCTTTAGATTCATCAACAGCAAGTAACACTCAGAACGCAACACAACAAGCTTATCCTTTTCAGATCTGTGGATCTGCAGAAGATGACTTGGGGTACACTGCAGTTGGAACACCAATGAATGTACTTGTTAAAATTAACACTCATTCGTGGGGTCGCTATGATGGCAACTTCCCGACTGCTTAATTGAAAGGTAATATACAATGGCAATAACTAGAGGTCAGTTACTCAAACAATTAGTACCGGGTTTGCATGCAATCTTTGGAACGGAATATAAACGTTACGAAGATGAAGCAGCGATCTTGTTTGAGAACGAAAAATCAAATAGAGCTTTTGAGGAAGAAGTACTCTTTCCAGGGTTCGGCGAAGCATCAGTAAAATTTGAAGGTCAAGGCGTAAATTACGCTAGTACAGGTGAAGGTTGGGTAGCACGCTACACAAACGAAACTGTAGCAATGGCTTTCTCAATCACTGAAGAAGCTATGGAAGATAACTTATACGACAAGTTATCAACCAGACTAACGAGAGCATTAGCCAGATCAATGGCTGCTGCTAAACAAACTAAAGGTGCGGCTGTGTACAATAACTCGTTTACGGGTGGTGCATTTGTAGGCGGAGACGGAGTATCATTAATTAATGCTTTACATCCACTACAAGACGGCTCACAAACTGCAGCTAACAGAAGAGGAGCTAACACTCCTACAATTCAAGCACAACTTTCAGAGACTTCTTTGGAACAAGGCTTAATTGATGTGGCTGGATTTGTCGATGACAGATCTATCCCAATCGCTGCACAAGCTAGAACTCTTCACATTCCAAGACAATTGGTATTCGTGGCTGAGAGACTAATGGCGTCTCCATACAGAGTTGGAACAGCAGACAATGATGTCAACGCAATCGTATCTACGGGTATGGTTCCAGGTGGATATCATGTTAACCATAGATTTGTTAATAACACAGCTTGGTGGTTAAGAACTGATGTACCAAACGGTATGAAGCATTTCACTAGAACTCCAATCGATTCCAAAATGGAAGGTGACTTTGAGACTGGTAATGTAAGATACAAATCTCGAGAAAGATACAGCTATGGCTGGTCTGACTGGAGAGGTTTATGGGGTTCAAATCCGTAAGCTAAACATTTCTGAGGAGGGGGTATTAATTTGCCCCCTTTTCTCTACTAAATAAACCCAGAGACTACGCAAGTAGATTATAAACAAAAGGATAAACAATGGGAAAAACAACTTTTAGCGGACCAGTCAGAGTAGGTGCCGCACAAAAAATAACTAACCCTGAATTTGCAGGAGCAGTAGCTCTTGTATCATGGGGATATATTCCAGACGCAACAGCGGCTGCAACAACAGAAGTTCAAAAATGGGCATTCGGTTCTCAAAAAACTGGTAAATTAATTTTACCACCTAACTCAGTAGTATACCGTGTCGAAGTAGATGGAGCTGCAACAGGTGGAACTAACCCTACATTCAATCTTGGTTTTGTAAACGCAAACGATTCTACTGAATATGACGTAGACGGTATAGTTATAAACGGAGATGCCGACGCTGATGGTATTATTAAATGGGGAGATGGTACAGCAGGTGATGACTTAGCTACAATCTTACCATCTGCCCAAACTACATCTAGTGCTGATCCAGTTATTATTACTGGTGGAGTAGGTAACTCTGCACCAACAGGCGGTAATATTTCTTTTAGACTTTACTATTTTGTTTGGGACTTTACAAATGGTACTGACGGAAGTGCTGAATAACTAATTAACTATGGAGGGCTTCGGCCCTCCTTTTTATAAAGGATTTAAAATGACATTTCAAACAGACGCAAATGTAACACAAATTGCGACAGGAGCTACAGCTGCAAATGCTACAGCCGATGGTCAGAACACACAACTTACAAGAAAAAGAGCAGTAGGCGTTGTACTAATGGCAGGCAGTGATGCGGCAAGTGTATACCTCCACGATGACAATGCAGCATTTGGTGCAGGCACAAGAATAGTTTCTTTAAAAGCTGCAGCTGAAACAAGTACATCATTTACTTTTCCAGACAACGGAGTTTTATGTGATATTAATTTATCAGCTAATGTAACAGGCACTGGATCTATAGTATACTTATACTGGAATTAAAATGCCAGAAGTTTCTAAATACGATTTAGAGATACAAGAACTTAGAGGTGATATTAAACTTTTAAGTGAGCGTATAACTACGATCAAAGACAATCATCTTCATCATATTGAAGAAAAAATTAATGGCATTACTAAAGTAATGTATACAATTGGCTTCATGATATTAGGTCAGTTACTGTGGGTAATAACTCGCAGTTTAATGTAAGGGGGCAGAGTGGCTAGTTCAGGTACACGTACATTTAATTTACAAATTGACGACGTAATTCAAGAAGCATACGAACGTTTAGGCGTTAGTTCAATGGGTGGTTATGATTTAATAACAGCTCGTCGTTCGTTAAACCTACTTATGATTAAATGGATTAACCAAGGTGTTAATCTTTTTACATTGCATTTAGAAACAATAGCAGTTAATAAATTTAACAATACTACTTATCCAACATTCTCACTAGCGGCAAACGAATACTCAGATATTCTTACGGCTAGTTGCAGAGACACATTAGCAACTCCTGATCAAGACTTACAAATGGAACGAATGAGTTATGCTGATTGGTTATCATATCCAAACAAATATACAACAGGTACACCACTTAAATTTGCAGTAGATAGAAACGCAGAGTTTGATGCTAATGGCGTAGCAAACCACACAGTTTACCTATGGCCAGGTCCTAGTGTAGATAACAGATACGAAATAATTATGTGGGCTATTAAATACGGACAAGATATTACAGATAATTATTCACAAAATGCGGCTATACCTAAAAGAATGTTACCTGCTTTAATAAGCGGATTAACAGTTGAACTAGCAAACAAGCACCCTAAGACTGTAGATATTAACAGACGACAAGAATTAATACAAATGTATGATAAGGAATGGGAACTGGCTAGGGAAGAGGACAGAGAACGCGCAAGCTTTTATGTTTTACCCAGGGTTCGTGGATATGCGTAATGGCAAAATATGCGAGAGGTAGACACGCAATACTAATTGATGACCGTTCAGGTTATAAGATTAGATATAAGGACGCTCGAACAGAGTGGAATGGATTTAGAGTTTACAAGGGTGACTGGGAGGCTAAACAACCTCAGCTAGAACCTGGAATGTATATCGGAGGAGGAGACCCTAGTGTTTTATTTCAACCTAGGCCACCTCAAACTACTTCGGATACTATAGTTAGATTAGGGCCGTTATTTGGTAAATGGTCTGGGCAATGTTCAGGAATATTAAATTCAGGGGGCATTACTCACGGAACTGGTGAAGAAGCTATTGGCATGCAAGCTAATGCTTCACTTGGTGCTACATCAATCGCGATTGTATTACCTATACCTTCTGCAAATTACCAAATATTAAATACAGCATTAGGTAGTGTTGTACTTAATGTAGACGAAGAAGCAAGTTTGCCAGCACTTACTGCTACTTTAAATAGTAGTGGCGTAGTTATAGCTAATATAGTTTTCCCTACATTACCTGCGGCAAGTATGAATTATACTCCGTCGGTTGTGATAGGTCCTACGGAAGACGCAAGTTTACCACAGCTTACTAGTACATTAGGTACTGTTGGGTTAGGTGCTAAGTTTGAAGTAACGGCATCGACATTAGGTCAACTAACTAGTCAAGAAGGAAGTCCTGGATTAGGATTTAACGCAGTAGAAATACCACCTTCAATGGCAGTTACAGTTACCTTGGGTAGTATTACTTTAAATATTCCTGGCTTTGGAACAAGCGAATGGGGAGAAGATAAATGGGGTCAATAAAATGGGATTAACATACGCACAATTAGTAACAGCAATTAAAGACTGGACTGAAAATGATGGTACAGAATTTACTACTAATAACATAGACTTATGTATAGCAAATGCAGAGCTACGTATAATGAAAGAGTTAGACTTAAATGCTTTTAGGAAGACAGTTGTATTACAAACAGGTACTGCATACGCAGGCATGCCTATGCCAGAAGACTTAGTAGTACTAAGATTTTTAAGATTAAGTGGAGCAAATTCACCAGGAGGGGCAACCCAAACAGGTGATATGTTGTACCAAAAAGACGAAACTTTTATACGAGAATACCAGAAAAGTCCTAGCACTACAGGTAATCCTGCGTATTATTCGTATCAACGTCCGGGAACTACCTATACTAGTACCAATAGACACACAAATATTATATTTGCACCCACGCCAAGTGTTGACAAATACGTTGAAATAGGTTATACTTATCATGTACCGGGACTATCATCTGGAAATACAAATACGTATTTAGGTGATAACTGTCAGGATGTTTTATTATACGCATGTCTTATAGAAGCTGCAGTATTTATGAAAGATGCTAACCAACTGGGTACATATCAATCCTTATATGAACGTGCTGTTCAAACACTAGGGACTGAAGAACAAGTAAGAATGAGGAACACAGAATTGTACAAAGGTGAACTTCGAACATTAGGAAGATTAGAAGGAGATAGATAATGGCATTAACATCAGCATTATGTACGAGCTTTAAAGTAGACTTATTAAAGGCAGCAATTGATTTTGATGTCGGAGCTTCAGCTCTTAAGTGTGCCTTATTTAAAGCTAACGCAAGTATTTCAGGTACTTACGGTGCAGCGACTACAAACTATTCCCAAATGACTGGCGCATCAGATGAGCTAGCAAATGGAAACGGATATACAACAACGGGTTTTGCATTAACAAATGTGGCACCTACATCTGCTAACACTACAGCATTCACATCATTTAATCCAAATGCATCTTGGACATCAGCGACGTTTACAACTCGCGGTTGTTTAATTTACAACACATCAGGTGGTGCTTCAGTAGCAGTAATTGATTTCGGTGCAGATTATTCTGTATCAGGTGGAACATTTGAAATACAATGGCCTACCGCAGGCGAAAACACAGCTATCATTCGAATAGCATAAAGGAGTAATTAATGGCGTCAACATGGTCTAATGCCGAGTTGAGATTGATGGCAACAGGTGAGAACGATAACACTTGGGGTACTCAAACTAACTATAACTTACAACGTGTCGATGATATGGTTAACGCCTATATCTCGGTGGCATTAAGTGGTACAACTTTTACACTTCCATTTACTAACGACCCAACTACTTACGCACAAGAAGCAGGTCGTTGTAAAGTTTTAGATTTTTCTGGTAGTCCAGGGGCAACAGCAACAATTACTTTCCCTAATAAATTAATGTGGTATTATGTTTTAAATAATACAGCAGATAGTAAAGATCTTATTTGTACAACAGGATCAGGAACATCTTATACTGTAAGTGCAGGAAGAGATGCTATAATTTATATTAATGGATCTAATGTTGTAGCAAATGCAATTAATGATTTACAAGTAAACACAGTTAATGGGGTTGACCCAGGAACATCAGCAACAAAAGGCTTCGCGATTGCGATGGCCGTTGCGCTCTAAAATAAGGAAACATAATGGCACAGGATTTTACAAGGTATAAAGCAGCAGCAGTAGGCACTAGTCCAGCAACGCTTCATACAGCAAACACTAACGACGTAATAGTAGGAATTTCAGTATCGAACATACTAGGATCAACTATTTTAGTAGACGTCTATTTAACTAATTCAGGAACATTTCATCTTGTTAAATCAGCACCCATCCCTAGTGGTGGATCATTGCAGATATTAGCAGGCGGAGCAAAAGTTGTCATGCAAAATGGCGATGCTCTTATAGTAAAATCAGATACAGCTTCATCAGCAGATGTGTGGGTATCAGCAGTCGACTCAGTAAGTTAAGGAGAATTAATTGCCATATATAGGTAATACACCAGCAGAGAAATACGCGGCATTTAATGTCCAGCATTTCACAACAAGTGCAACTACTTCTTACACGCTATCGCACGCCGTAGCTAATGAACTTGATATACGTTTAGTTTTAAATAACGTAGTTCAACAGCCAGGTGCTTCGTATGCT